GGCTCGAATGCGGTCTTCGTACGAATACATGAACTACCTCCAAGTAGTCCAAGTTATTCGCCGCACCCCCGGTATGCCGACTGAAAATTGACCAGGGTGTTTAACCTGCCTGCTCAAGAAATGAGCAGGGGAATGCAAGGTGATCACCATGGCAATGCTGGGCAAGATACGCGGGATGTATTACCGCGACGGCAAGACGATCAGCGAGATATCGAGGCTGACGAGTCTGTCGAGAAACACGATCAAGAAGTGGCTGAAGGCCCCGCAAGGGAGTGAACCGAAGTACCGGCGGGGCGAGGTGTCGAAGAAGCTGACGCCGTACGTCGAGGCGCTGAAACATGCGCTGACAGCTGATGCGCAACGACCGAAGCGTGAGCGGCGCACTGCCCGTGCCTTGCATGCCCAGCTCAAGGCTGATGGCTACACCGGCAGCTGCTCCCGTCTGACCGACACGATACGCGCCTGGCGTGAAGAGCAAGGCAAGACTGCGAGCGTAGGCGCGTTCGTGCCGATGCGGTTTGAACTGGGAGACGCCTTCCAGTTCGACTGGAGCGAGGAAGGGCTGGTGGTCGGCGGCATCTACCGGCGGCTGCAGGTATCGCACCTGAAGCTGTGTGCCAGTCGTGCCTTCTGGCTGGTGGCCTATCCCAGCCAGGGCCACGAAATGCTGTTCGACGCCCACACCCGGTCGTTTGCCGCGCTGGGCGGCATCCCGCGGCGCGGCATCTACGACAACATGAAGACCGCCGTGGACCGGGTCAAGAAGGGCAAGGGACGGGTGGTCAACGTCCGTTTCTCGGTCATGTGCGCGCACTACCTGATCGACGCCGACTTCTGCAACGTCGCCTCCGGCTGGGAGAAAGGCGTGGTCGAGAAGAACGTGCAGGACAGCCGGCGGCGGATCTGGATCGACGCGGCTGCGCAACGCTTCGGCTCGTTCGACGAACTCAACGCCTGGCTGGGAACGCGCTGCCGGGCGCTATGGGGCGAACTGCGTCATCCGGAACATGGCCAGTTCAGCGTAGCCGAGATGCTCGAACACGAAATGCCGCACCTGATGCCGATGCCCGTGCCGTTCGACGGCTATGTCGAGAACCCGGCGCGGGTATCGAGCACCTGTCTGGTGGTCGTGCAGCGCAACCGCTACTCGGTGCCGTGCGAGCTGGCCGGACAGATGGTCAGTACCCGGCTCTACCCCGGGCGCATCGACATCGTCGCCCACGACGCCGTGGTGGCCAGCCATGCGCGACTGGCAGACCGTGGGCAGACCGCCTACGACTGGCGGCACTACATCCCGCTGGTACAGCGCAAACCGGGCGTGCTGCGCAACGGCGCGCCGTTCGCCGACATGCCGGAACCACTACTGCGCCTGCAGCACGCGCTACTGCGCAAGCCCGGTGGAGACCGGGTCATGGCGCAAGTGCTGGCCGCGGTGCCGGAAGCAGGATTGGAAGCCGTGCTGGTCGCAGTGGAGTTGGTACTGGAAGCGGCGGGGCCGCCTGCCATGGTGAGCGCCGAGCATGTGCTCAATGTCCTGGCGCGGCTCAACGCCGCGCCGGTGCCGGCACAGGTTGACACCGATCTGACGCTGACCGAGCCGCCGCGTGCCGATGCGGGGCGCTATGACAGCCTGCGCGAGACCATCGAGGAGAGCCACGATGCGTGATGTCATCCTCGAACTCAAGGGACTGCGCCTGCACGGCATGGCGGCGGCCTGGGGCGATCTGGCCGCCCAGGGCGCGGGTGGCGCGTCGCTGGAATCGTCGCGCTGGCTGATCGAGCACTTGCTGGCGGCTGAAACCACCAATCGTGCGCTGCGGTCGGTCAAATACCAGATGAACGCGGCCCGCTTCCCGGTGCATCGCGACCTCGCGGGGTTCGACTTCGACGCCTCGAAGGTGGATCGCCCTCTGGTCATGCAACTGGCCGATCTGTCGTTCACCGACAGCGCTCATAACGTGGTGTTCGTCGGTGGTCCCGGTACCGGCAAGACGCATCTGGCGACGGCGATCGGCATCGCCGGCATCACCAAGCTGGGGCGCCGGGTGCGTTTCTACTCGACGGTCGATCTGTTCAACGCGCTGGAGCGGGAGAAGGCAGAAGGTCGCGCCGGGCGCATCGCGCTGAGCCTGACGCATGTCGATCTGGTAATCCTGGATGAACTGGGCTATCTGCCGTTCAGCCAGGCGGGTGGCGCCTTGCTGTTCCACCTGCTGTCCAAGCTCTACGAGCGCACCAGCGTGCTGATTACGACCAACCTGACCTTCGGGGAGTGGGCCTCGGTGTTCGGCGACGCGAAGATGACCACGGCGCTCCTCGACCGGCTGACGCACCATTGCCATATCGTCGAGACCGGCAACGAGTCCTATCGCTTCCGCCACAGCACGGCGTCGGCCAGGAAGCGCATCGGGGCACGCGAGCAGGCCAGGAAGGGGAAGGCGTCATCGGGTGAGGCGGCCGGTGCTGCTGAGTCGCCTGAACCGGTCGCCTGACTCGGCGCCGCGTTCTGGGGCACATCGGCTACAGGCGCCGGGCTTCGCCCTGCGCCTTCCGCCGCTGCGCCCCAGAACGCCAAAGGCAACCCCGCAACTTCAACGCAGGAGGCCCCGCGCCCCGAAAACCTCTACACTTATCCACAGCCGTCCTTCACAGAACGGCTTCCGTCCCCTGGTCAAAATTCAATCGGCACAGGTGGTCAAAATTCGGTCGGCGGCGACACGTCAGGGCGCTAATGGCCCTACAACCGGGCAATTTTCCTGAAGGCATAAACCCGTTCCTCTGTCGCTCCGAGGGTATGCGGCGCTTGTCGATTGCGGGCGTAGTCGTTGGCGCAATGACTTGGGTCGCGTTTGTTGCAATCGCGTCCGGTGGCTTCACAAAGCTAAACTCGACGGGCTGGATGATTGCCCTCGGTGGCCCTCCCGCTATGTATGTCGCGGTTATGGGTATTCGCTTGGCGGTTCTTTGGGTAGTAGAAGGTTTCAAGAAGCGATAGGCGGCTGGCATCAATGGCGCGCGCGTGAACCCCATTGGAGTCCCATTACGTACCCGATATCGGCATTGGCTATACCACCGCAGTTCAAACCGAGGCAAAGACTTTTGAAACCGGGATATTACGTAAAAGTTACGTAAGTTCGCCATTGCGGCGACTTATCGAATCGTAACTCATTGATATCTTTGGCGTCCCCACGGGGATTCGAACCCCGGTACTCACTGTGAAAGAGTGAGTAATAAGGCCTTTTTGGACGTTATTGGAAATCCTTGAATTTCACTTTCTCCTCTGAAACGATTATTTTTTGTGCAATATTGTCCAATGGCATTTGGCACGGTAAACTAAGTAGAATCTAAGTAGATTTTTACCGAGGGCCGGACATGGGATTGAAGGTCAAGGACGCGTCGCTACAGACGCGGGAGTCGCGCCGGGCGCTGAAGGTGCGCAACGTGCCCTACTGGCGGGCCATCTCCCAGGGCTTGCACGTCGGCTACCGCAAGGGGGCGCGCGGTCGGGCTTGGCTGGTACGGCGCCTGCACGAGGGCAAGTACGTGTGGCGCAACCTCGGCCAGGCCGATGACATTCTCGACGCCGACGGCACCCAGGTATTGAACTGGGCGCAGGCGCAGGAGGCTGCGCAGGCCTTCGACAAGGAAGTCAAGGAGTCACGCGGCATCACCCGCGGCCCGTTGACGGTCGCGCAAGCAACGGAACGCTACATGGAGGATTTTCGGGCGCGCGCCAAGGCCGGCGGCATCGCGACTGCGGAGGGGTTCATCGACGCGCACATCCTGCCGGCCTTCGGCGACCGCGAGGTGGCCGACTTGACGAAGGATGACGTCCAGGGTTGGCTCAACAAGGTCGCCAGCAAGCCCGCCCGCCTGCGCGTCTCGAAACATTCGCACAAGCAGGCCTACCGGGAAAAGCCGCACACCGAAGACGAAAAGCGGGCACGCAAGGCGACCGCGAACCGCGTCCTGACCGTCTTGAAAGCCATCCTGAACAAGGCCTTCAACGACGATCTGGTCAAGAGCGACGCTGCGTGGCGCAAGGTCAAACCGTTCAAGTCCACGGACGACGGCGCGATCCGCTACCTGACGCCCGAAGAGGCCCAGCGCCTGGTCAAAGCCTGCCCGGACGACCTGCGCGCATTGGTGCGCGGCGCGCTATACACGGGCGCGAGATTCGGCGAGCTGGCGCGGATGAAGGTCGCGGACGTAACGCTCGAAAAAGCGCACGTCTATGTGTCTCCTGCCAGCAAGTCCGGAAAGGGGCGTCACGTGCCCTTGAGCCCGGAAGGCGTGGCGCTCTTCAACAGCCTGGTCGTCGACCGTGAAGGCACCGCTTCGGTGTTCACGAAAGCAAACGGCACGGTCTGGGGACACAACCATCACATGCGCGCATTCGTGAAAGCCAATCAGGACGCCCAAATCACGCCGGCCGCGCGCTTTCACGACCTGCGCCATTCCTACGCCACCATGATCGCGAATCTCCCCGGCAATACGCTCGACGTGCTGGCGGAGATCCTGGGTCATGCGGACACGCGCATCACGCGCAAGCACTACGCGTTCTTGTTCGATGACACCAAGAAGCGCGCCGTGCAGAACATGCCGAGCCTGGGGTATTCACCTGAGAGCGAGTGACTTCGCGTTCGCGTCGCTTGCATGAAAGGCATTCCGGTTCCTTTCACAAATTCGCAAATGTCCCTTCCTGCCGCAAATGCTCCCGCCGGCGCGGCAGTGTGATCCCCTCGTGCATTTCGATCTGGCGCCTGCGCCGGTTCACGAGCGACCGCTGAATCGTCTCCTGCGTAATCGCCGCCTGCGGATTCCTCGCATTAAATCCCTGAATCTCCCGCATCGCCTCCCCAAGCCCGCGCAAATCCCGCTCCCGCACCGCCGCCGCGAACTGGTCCAGCAACTCTCCGCGCCGCAGCTCGATCCCATGCTGCCGGTTCTTCACCGCCGACACGCCCTCGTACATCTCCGCCACCCGCCGCGGCGTGAATCCCAGAGCCTGGCCCAGCTTCTCGAACGGCGTCACCTCGATCTGCTTCTCCCCGCCGCGCGTGCGCACGCCCTCCTCCACCTGGTAGCGCAGCGCGCGCAGCGGGTTGCGGATCGCCGCCGGCATCAGTTCCTCGGTGCCGCGCATCATCAGGCCGCGGTTCAGCGACCCCGCACCCCGCGCAATGTCGGATAGACCCAGATACCCATTCAGTGCATACCCCGCCACCGGCCCGGCCAGCGCCTGCATCCAGGCGAAATAGGCGTCGCGCCCCTCCTGCTCGCGGTTCGGCGCGCGGATGAACAGGTCGTTCTGCCCGATCCGGCTGGCCAGGTCCCAGCCCAGCACCAGACGCGGCAGGCCGTGCGACAGCGCCTCGCCGGCATCCTTGCCGACCGTGCCGGCCAGCCAGTTGCGGAACTCGACCTCCCAATCCCGCTTCTCGTCGTCGCCGCCGAAGCCGTTCATCATCGCGCCCAGGATCGACGCCACCGCGCCCACGAACGGCAGACCCAACGCCCCGGCGGCCGCGAACTGCACCGTCAGCATGCCCGCCAGAAGGCGCCGCGATTCGGCTTTTTCCTCGGGGCTCGCGCCGCGAAACGCTTGGTACCCGGCCCGACCGTACAGGTAGGCGATGTTCTGCCCGTACTGCTTGAACATCAGCAGCACGCGGCGGAAATTGCCTTCGAAGTAGCGGGCCCGGTTGCCGCTGGTGTAGTCGAAGTGGGTCTTGTCGACCGCCTCCGCCGTCGCCTCGATCGCCGCCTCGTGGGTCTGCCCGGCCTGCCGCGCCAGGTCGTAGGTGGCCAGCGCCGTGATCTGCCGGTTCGCCACCTCGGGCACATGGAAGGTCCAGCCGACCATGCGCAGCGTCCGCTGCCAGGCGCTGCCGTATTTCGAGAACTGGTTCAGATTGTCGGTGCTCGATGCCGAAGCCAGGTCGTGTGCGAGCGTGGTGTTGATCTTGCCGCGGTTCTCCAACTCGCGCAGCATGGCCAGTTGGTCGCCGGAAAGCTTGGCGTTGCGCGCGGCGTTCGGCCCCGACTCCCACGCCCACGGCGAGCGGGTGTAGTCGCGCGCCGCCTGGAGCAGCGCCGCGCTGGCCTTGCCCCAGCCGTATTTCGACGCCAGCCACGGGTACGTCACCAGCGGCGTCTGCATCAGATTGACCACGCCGGATGCCACCGAGGCGCCCAGGCTCATCACGAACCCCACCTGCCCCAGCATCGCCGCGACCGGGTGCGTCACATGGTTCAAGGACACCTCGTGCCGCTTCACCAGTTCATTGGACACCTGCTGCAACACCGTCACGTCGCCTTCCAGCGTGTCGGTGATGCGTCCCTGCAGGCGCTCCAGGGTGCGCACCAACTGGTCGCCGTATTCCAGCCGCGCGATGTGATTGGCCGCATGCAGGTGGCTATCGGCAAACGCGCGCATCGCGTCGTTGGAGAACCCGGGCGTGCCCTTGCGGTGGATGAAATGCTTGCGGTAGCTCAGTTCCGGCAGGCCGCGGATCAGTGCCTGGTTGAGTTCGTCCAGCAACTGCGTCTTGATGTCGCCCAGGTTCTTGCCCTCAGGCGAGTGCACGTCGGGCGTGTCCATGTCGAGTTCGGCAATCGCCTCACTCATCGCCGCCGCCAGAGGCCCGGCAGCGCCGTCCTTGGCGCGGCTGTACTCCTTGGCCACGGTGGATTTCACGCGATACCCGCGCCCCTTCATCCGCACCGCCTCCTGGTCGCGCTCCCGCGCCGACTCGAACGCCATCACCATGTGGTCGTCATCGGTCCCCATCGGCGTCAGACGATCCGCGATCAGCAGGTAGTCGCCGAACCGTGCCAGCGGGAAATACGGCCCGCGCGCGAGATGACGGTCGTACTGCATGCGCAACTGGTCCACCGTGCGCCGCGTCGCTTCCGGATCCGCGCCGCTGCGCTGAATGCGCGCCGCCAGCGCGTCGAACAACTGGCGCAGGCGCTTGGTGTAGAGGTCGCGCGAGCGGCGGTACACCGCCTTGGCCGTCTCCGGCAGCGCGTTGTAGCGGTCGACCAGGGTCTTCATCGGCCCGGCACGCATGGCAAATTCATCACCCTTCTTGCCCGTGTCGGGGTCGAACTGGCCCAGCGTCGCCTCATGCATGATGTCGGCCAGCCGGTCGCCCGTGTCGCGGCCGAGCCGGCGCCATGCCGTCAGCAGGTGGTCGGCCTCCTGCGCCAGATTGGCCCGGAGCGAATCCATGTCACCGGCCATGCGGTCGTATTCGGCCACTTCGGGCATGCTGCCACCATACATGTCGGCCAGTTGGTGGCGAGTGAACCCGCCCAGCGCGATGGCGCGCACGGAATCCTTGAGGGCATCGACGCGGGTGCGCGCGTCGGCCGGCGTGGTCGGGTCGGCAACTGATTCATCGCTTCGGGCATCACCCGGCAGCGGATCGCCACGGCTGGCCCGCGGCGCGTCATCTCCGCCCGGCAGCCCGGAGGCTGCGCGTGCGGCCTCGATCTGCGTCACCCATTCCGCATCCTTGCGGATCGCGGGGCCATACACCGCTGGGTCGAACGGCGAGTCGCTCATCAGCCATGCGATGAACTCCCTCTTGGGGATGGCCCGGCTTCCGCCTTCCTTCCCGCGCGAGAAGTGCCGGTCCCGGCCGACGTAGCCGATGATCCGCTCGCCGTCCGCGGAAAGCTCCGAGTCGTTCCAGTTCATCAGGATGCCGGCCAGGTCGTCACGGCCGATCGACTCGCGGATCGCCCGAAACGCCTTGGCTGCGGCAGGATGGCTAAGCATCGGCTCGCCATCATCCGCGCGGCTGAACAACGAATCCTGCCCGTTGAACATGTCCGTCTGATCGGCCGTCACCTTTTTGCCCGGCGGTGGCTTGAGCGCATCGGCCGCCGCCGCTTCACGCTCGGTCTTGGCCTTGAGGTCGTTCTCGTCGTAGGTTGAAAGCAGGTCACCCTGCGCCAGATCCTCCGGCCGGCTAAACAGCGGCAGTCCAGCCAGCGCACGGTCGCGCATTGCGGGCGTGATGTCGAAGCCCGCCTGCTCCGCATAGTCGGTCTCGCCGGTCGCCAAATCGCCCCAGCCTTCGTCGTCGCGCATGCTCACCGGCGCCATGGTCACGCGCTCGCCACCCAGCCGTTTCAGCACCGCGCCCGCCACGTTGGGCACGATGCGGTCGTAGAAGGCTCTCATGCCGTCGCCGCCCAACGTGAGGTCGAGGCCGGACAGGGAGCGATAGGTCTCTCCGTCATCGGTCACCCCGGCCTTGCCTTCGCCCATGATGATTTTTTCGGTGATCTCCTTCCCGACCATGCCTTCCAGGTCTTCGCGCGAGAGGCCAACCTTCTGAATGATTTCCTTACCGCCCTTGATCGCCGAAAAGCTGTATTCGCCCTCGTCGCTCATCGAGTAGTCGAGGCGGTCCACCTGCTGGCTCAAGTCATACCGCGCCGCCTGCTGCGCCCCGGTCGTCCACGCAATCCGGTCGAAGCCTTCCTCAACCGCCCACCGAATCAGCCGTTTCAACGCCAGCCCCACCCAAGCCTCGGTCTTGCCCACCAGCGGCGCCGGCGCAACCCCGGCACTGGCGATCTTCCCGCCCAGTTCGCGCCCGCGCGCCTGTTCCGCCTCAGACAAGTTGCGCATCCCGCCCGCAGCATCCGCCTTTTTCAGCAACGCCTCGGCCTCACGGCGCTCCGCCCGTGTGGCCTTGAATCCGCGGTCCCGCCCCTCCTGCGCCCAATCGCTCTGGATCTCCTCAACGAACAGCACGCGCCGCCCCTGCGGGTCGCGGCGCTCGTTGAAGCGCACATGCAGCACCCGGTTCACGTCCGCCGTGCCGCCCATGCGGTGCGGCTGCGGCACCTCGTACTGCGGCACCTTGAGGTCGCGCCAGTCCTCGATCTCCCCCGCCACGTCCGCCGCCTCGCGGTCGCGTTGGTCCTCCAGCTTGTGCATCCGCGCCATGTGCGCGTCAGCCGATTCCCGATCCCCCGCTGCCGTTGCCCGGTCAACAGACACGCGCATCGCGTCGATCGCCGGCTGATACTTGTCGAACACCGCCTTGCGCTTCGGCCGACGCGCCACATTGCGCGCCAGTAGCGCCGCCCGCATCTGCCGCGCATCGGGCGTCTCGGTCAGGTTGATCGCCAGTTCCCGGTAGTCGCGCCCGCCCGCCAGTTGCCAGGTGCCGAAGCGCGTGTTGTCGCGGCGGATGCGGTCCGACACGGCGTTGTACGCGGCCGCCTTGCGCAGCCAATCCATCTCTTTCTCGATGGTCCGTTCCGCCGCGTCGCGCGCCTCCGGCGTCGGCATGGCATCCATCAGCTTCTGGTGGCTGTCCCGTTCGAACATCATGTCACTCGTGCCATCGATGCGGCCCTTGGCCACGCTCGCAGTCCACAACGCCGTGTTGGCCCACAGCGTGCCGTCCACCTCGCCGCCGCCCGCCTCCATCGTTTCGCGCATCGCCAGGCGCGCCCAATCGTAGGCATCCTTGGCCGCCAGCATCGCCTTCTGCGTCTGCCCTTTCTCCTGGGCGTCTTCCCATTTGGGTTCGGCCAGGTGGGTCTCGACCAGGTCCACGCTGGCGGACCGCAGGAAGTCGAGCACCTGCGCCTGGGTGATGCGCCCCGTTTGCGCGGCCAGCCACTCGTCCACCCCGCTCCAGGCGATTTCGTCCGCCTTCACGCCGCGCGTGGTTAGTCCCTTGATGAAGGCACGCCACTGTCCCGGCATCGCCACGCCTGGCCCATTGGCCACCACCTTGGCCTGCAGTTCCGAATACCAAACCGGCGCCGCCTGCGAATACTGCCGGGCAATCGCATCGTCGAACAACGAGGCATCGGCCTCAAGCCCGCGCCGCGCCGCCGCGCCCACCAGCGTCTGCACCATGTCGTCGGTGAAGCGCAGGCGGATGCCGGCCTTGTCCGCCAGGCGCGCCACCCATTCCTTGATGAAGGCGACCAGCTTCTCCCATCCGGTCAGGTCGCGCGCGACGCCGCGCTGCGCCATGTCGGCCAGCACTTCCTCGATCGCTTCCTCGCGTCCGATCTTGTATTTCGCCTGGTATTCGGCCGTCTGCTGGCGCACGTTCGCATTGCCCAGCCAGAGCCGATGCAGCATCGGCTTGATCTCCGGCCCGAAGAACTTGCGCAGTCCGCGGTGCGCCCCCTCGTGCAGCGTGACGAACGCCACTTCCTCAAGCGTGCGCAGGTGCGCCGCTACCAGCCAGATGTCGTCGGTCGAGGGGATGTAGACGCCGCGAATGCGCGTCTTGCTGTCCGACTTGAGGCGCCCCGCCGAAGCGGGCAGGTCGGCCGCGGTTGCCGCGACGTGGATGCGCTTGCCGAACGAAACCGCGCCGGCGATGCGCGCTACTTCTTCTTGACCAAGTCCCGCTCTTGCCGGCTGCGCTGCGCGGCCTTCTTGCGCCGCGCCGCTTCGGCCGGCGACGGCTTGCGCATCCGGGCCGAGACTTCCTCGATCTGCTTGCGGTCCGCGATTTGCTCGGGCGTCATGGTAGGCCTTGAAGGTGAGAATCCCGTCCATCTCCACATGCGGATCGGACGAGTAGTTGGTGAGGATCGTACCGAGCTTTTTCCAGAACGGCAACGGGTCCTGGTCGGTGCCCCGATGGCGAGCATGCTGGATATCGAGAATCTTGAGCGGCGCGCCGCCGTTGTGGCGCAACATCGAGCCAACCACGGTCTCGCCCAGGCCGCGCCCGCGCAGCGCGGGGTTGATCTCGATATTGCGCAGCGCGCTAAAGATGCCGTCCTTCACGTCCGCGATCAGGAATCCGACATACAGCGGGTCCCCGGCCTCGTCGGTCAATTCCTGCGACAACAGGCGCCACATGAATCGCCCGGGCTTGATCTCGTCCGGGTCGGCCAGGTGCACAAAGTCGTTGCGGAACTCCGGCTTGCCGGCGTGCGTCGTCTCGACAAACGCCGCCGACGGCCCGCGCGAGAACAGCGGCGCCCCACGCACATGGCGCACCCAGGTGACGCGGTTGCGCGGCCCCTGCCCCTTGTGAAACCCGCGCGCGCTTGGGCGGGTATAGGTGTCGCTGGCCGCCGCACGCACCGAGACACCGAAACGGTCGAAACCGAATTGCTGCGGCAACTGGTCGCTCACGCCGTCGCCGTAGGCGGAGGCACGCAACACCACGCCCAGTTCCAGCCGGTCGGCCGCCGCCGCCACGTCGCGCAGCGCGGTGACCAGCCCTTCGCCGAGCAGGTTCAGGCGCGCGACATTGATATTGCCGTTGTCGTCCAGCGACAGCACCACCGGCTCGGAGCCCTGCGTCCAGCCGGCGTCGCGGTTGAGTCCTTCTTCCAGCCGCGCCACTTCCGCCCGCAGGGCACGCGCCGCGTGGCGCTCGCGCATCGCCCCTGGCACCGCGCGCCAGCGCTCCGGCGTGCGGTAGGCCGGCGACACGTCGTCGAGTGAATCGAAGCCGAATTCGCGCACCCCGAACGCATCGTCCTCCACCGCGCGCGAATACACCGGCCCGTCCGCCAAGCTCAAGCCCCGTTCCGCCGCCGACTCGACGCCACTCGCGCCCTTGAGGTTGATCGCGTCCAGCGGCGACACATCCACCTGCTTCAACGCCGCGCCGATGTTGGCAAACACCGCTACGCCATGGGTGCGCGCGGAATATTCACCGCCGTGAACGATGATCGCGCCCGCCGCGTTCGACTGGCTGATCGCCCGGTACACCGCCCCCAGGCCCCCGCTGCCGCGCAGCTTCGCGGCCAGCGCCGCATCCAGCGGCACCCAGGCGAGGAAACGGTTGCGCGCGTCGGTGAGCATCAGCCCCGGCCCCTGGTTGCGCGCGTACACATTCGCCGCCATAGCCTTGGCCAGCGCCGGCGACGAGAGTGACACGGCCAGGCCCGGGTTGAACGAAGCATCCACCTCGCGCTCGATAACCGGCACCGTGACGTTGCCGATGGCGGCCGGAATATCCGCCGGCCCCACCGAGTTGCGCCCGCCGTCCTGCCCCGCGAATCGGCTACCCGCCACCGCGATCAGGTCCATCGGCTCGATGCCGCTGCCGCGGAACGCATCGATCATCGCCCCGTGCAGCATGCGGTCCGCCATCGAAAGCTCGGCCGTCCCCGACGGATGATTGTGCGAGAACCAGATCGCAGCCGCCCCCGGCACGCGGATCGCCTCGGCCACCACGGTCGCGGGGTAGACGGAGGTCTGCGTCAGCGCGCCCTTGAACGAGCCGACCACCGCCAGCGGCTTGCCGTTCTTGTCGGTGACGATGCCGTCGAAGCGCTCGACGGCGGACTTGTAGAGATAGCGGGTGGCCGCCGCGAGATCGCCGGCCGAGCGGATGCGGCTGGCGCCGAGTTGCCGGTTTACGGTCGAGACGACCGTGGTGTTCGCGTGGTATTCGCCTGGCGGCGGCGCAGTGTCAGATACGGCCGGGCCGGGCTGTACGTTCCCAGGCGGGGCGGCTTGCTGGCGTGGCCGATTTCCACCACTTCGCGGCGCGTTGGGTACCTTCGCAAGCTCGAACGGCTCGCCGAAAAGGTCCTTGGTATACGGGGTTTCGGGCTCACCGGCTACGTCTCCGGCTTGGCGTCCGGTTGTTTGGCGATCGGTGCCTTGGTAGGCGGCCCGCTTTTCTTCAACTGCGCCACCGTCTCCTCGTGTTCCGGCTTGAGCGGCCCGCCGTCCAGCATTGCCTTCAAGAGATTCTGCCCTTGGCGGCTGCCCCAGATTTTCCGACCCTGCGGTGTCATTGAGTTTCTCCAGTACCTGAGGGCGGGTCAGGCGTGGTTCCGGCCCGAAAAATCCGTCCTCCGCCTTGTTCGCTTCATCATACGCGAGCGTCGCCACCGAGCGCAGCGCCTCGCCGATCTTCTTCGCGCTCCTCACGTTGCGCGCCAGCATGTCCAGCACAGCAGCCGTTTCCGGCCCGATGCCGAAGTCCTTGTGCTTGACGAATTCGGTGAGCGAGATCCCGCGCCGCTTGGCCGAGATAACCGCGCCGGCCGCTTCCGCCACCAGCGGGCGAATATCCAGATCACCCGCACCGTCCAAGCGCATCATCTGCGGCGCGGCAGCCGCGAGACCGGACATCACGTTGCGCGACTCCGGGTCGCTTGCCTGGGCGAACAGGCGCACCAGTTCGTCGCTGGCGTAGGCCTTCCAGAAGATCGCCGCCATCAGCCGGTCGCTGGCCTGGCGCGTCGGCGTGCCGTCCGGGTTGCGCAAGCCGGTCTGCTCGGCCACCGGCATCGAATCGACGAACTGGCGCAGCGTCTCCGGCGCGACGTCGCCCTCCTCGTTGAAGGTCAGCGCGGCAAGATCGAGGCGACGGTCGTCGTCCTTGGCCTTCTCCAGCGCCGACTTCTCCGCCACGCCCGTCTGGTTGGATTCGTCGCCGATGTTGGGCGTCACGTCGCCCTCGGGCATCACGCGCACCAGCACAGGCGAGCGCATGGCCGCCCAGACTTCCGGCGACACGCCATGCAGCGCGGAATCCGCGCCGATGCCGTTCTTGTAGCCCTCCGCCGTGCCCTTGGCATAGGCGCCCTGGATGCCCGCCGCGCGCCCGTTGCCCGCCACCACGCGGATGCGCCCGGGCGCGCCACCCGCGTATTCCGGGTTCGCGGTGCCATCCGCCTGGTTGCTCGGCAGCAGTTCGTCGGCCTCGACCGCGGCATAACGCACCGGAATCTTGCGCCCGGTGGCTGCCGTCACGCTTTCCTCGCGGCCCAGCCGGTCCGGCGCGATCTGGGTGCCGTGTTCCACAAACACCACCGGTGCACCGCTGGCGAAGTCGCGCGAGAACGACAGCCGCTGAGGATCCGGATTGCCCGCGATCTGCGCCACCTGCTGCACATAGGCCGCATCGCTGCGGTTGCGATTCTGCAGGACGACGGCTTCGGCCTTTTCGGCCGGCGGCGTCCAACCGGGGGTTGGGGCAGTGACAGGTGCGACAGTTGCGACACTTGGGCTCGTTTCACCACCACCTGTCGCAACTGTCGCAGGTGTCGCAGTGGATTTCACCGGTACGGGCACTGCCGTTACAGCCGTTGCAGGGGTTTCGGCAGTATTGGCAGGTCCGGGCGCAGCAGCCGCCGCCTTCTTCGCCTTCCGTTCCTGCGCTCGCTGAAACGCCAATTGCATCGCGTTGGGCGGCGCATTCTCCTGGATGCCCGACCCCGCGGCGTTCGCCACCGCGATCTGCTCGTCGGCCAGCGTCTCCTTGCCGGCGGTGGCCACCTGCGCCAGTTCGCGCTGCTTCGCGGCTTCCCGCTTGGCTTCGCGCTCCGCGAACGCGCGCTCGGCCTCGGCCGTCGCCGCTTCCTTCTCCGCCTCGCCTTGGGCGTCGAGTTGCTGCACCGCCGCCGCCTTCGGCGCCAGGTCGACAGGCGAGAACGCCACGTCGGGTGGAAATTGGCCGGTGAAGCCCAGTTGGGCGCGCAACTCTTCGCGCTCGTTCTGCTCGGCCAGGGTCAGTAGGCCCGGCTGCTCGTCCGTGCCGGCGGCCTTTTCATCGAGTTCGGCCAGGCGGTCGACCATGCCGACGCGCTCGGCCTCGCGCTCGCCCTTCTGCCGCGCCCATTCCGCCCGCACCGCGCCGCTGATCACGCCGGCACCCGCGGCGCGCGTCAACGGCCCCGCGTCGGGGTGATTCGCCGCCGCCAGGATGCTCGCGTCGAGCTGCTCCGGCTTCTGCACCGAAGGCGGGCTCGAAGCGGCAGCGTCTTGTCCATCGGGCTGCTCGGCACCGGCTGCCGGCGCGCGCGACGCATGTCCGCCCAGCGCGCCAATCGGCCCGCCGACCATGAACCCGCCCGCGAAGTCGCCCAGCGTGTCGCGCGTCAGGTCCTGCGCGGCGGGCGCACCCAAGCCGACGTTCTCGCCCGCGTTCTGCCCGACCTTCTCCGCCGTCTCCTGCACACCCTCGCCGATGGCGCCCAGCCCCGCGCCGACACCGGCCCGCACCACGCCGCGCTCCGACAGGCCGCCGATCAGCGCCGGGATGCCGCGCTTGGCGACCACGTCCTCCAGCAGCCGCGCATTGAGCGCACCGGATGCCGCCCCCGCAACGCCAGAAATCGCCCCGGCCGCCTGCGCCGCCATGTTCTCCACCGTCTGGCGCGCGGTACCGGCATCAATGCCCTGATCGACCAGCGCCCTGAAGCGCGGCGACTGCTGGTAGAGCTGCGCGTCGCTCATGCGGCCGATGCCCGCCCGCACGTCGTCCGCCGCCGCCCCCGCCGTGGGCGCGCCACCCGCCACCGCGCCGATGCCCGCCGCCCTGCGCATCGCGGCCTCCGCCACCGCTTTTTCCGCTACCGTGGTCGCCCCCGCCGCCAGCCGGCCGGCGCGAACCGCCGCCGCGCCAGGCACCACCATCGAGGCGAGCGATCCCGCGCCCTGCGCGAACTGGTGCGCCAGCCCCGAGATTGTCTTGGGCATTTCCCAGGTGGCAGGCGCGAGCACGTCACCCTTGAACCCATCCTGCGCCGCCAACTGGTCGCCGCCCGACATGCCTTCGCGAATCAGGTTGGAGATCGGTCCGACCGGGTTCGCGGCGCGGAACTTCTCAGTGCCCGTCGCCTTGTTGAGCCCGGCCGCCAGCAATTCCCCACCCGCCTGCAGCGGGTAGCCGACGCCAGCGTCAAGGGCCGAGGCCGCCAGCGAGCGGATCAGCCCGCCGGCCGTTGCCTGTGGCTCCTCGCCGTCGAGCGGGCCGTTGAAGGGCGCCAGACCGTGCGGCGGGTCGAGCGTGCCGGTAAATGGCTTCAATGCCATGTGGAATGCTCCATGGGTGCGGTTGAAAATGAACGAGGGAAGTTGCGCCGCGCGCGGCGGCCAGCGACAGAAAGGGAATCGGGCGCCGGCCATCCCGGCCGGGCGCGGATTACTTGAGGGGGTGGCGCGTCAGCGGTGACGCGGCAAGGCCGCCCAGAGGCGCGTTGGCGCTAAAAAGCGCTTTCGCGGCCCCGAATGACCGGTATCGAGCGGTCAACAGCCGAACGACTTAAACTTCACCGTCGGGCCATCCCCGACCCGAACCCGCCGGCCACAATTCTACGTAACGGAAGTTCGCGGCCTTACCTTTCGTCTCATCGGCCCATTCACCGAGCCGGCAACTTGACCAGGAACGAGAGGCCGGCTGTGCGTCGCTATGTTAGCTGGCGCACAGAGTTTGTGCCGCTGTAAGAACTCTAATCCCGTGGGGGCAAGTGGGAGTCACATGTGAGAGGACCGACAATGGGCGCAGTATTGCCGCAGGCCCGCTATAAGCAGATCGTCTACATCGATGACGACGAAGTGCAGGGGTTGGCCGCGAAGGGGATTCTTGAACATCTCGGCCACAGCGCGACCACATTCAGCGATTCCGCCGAAGCGAAAGACGCGATTCTGGCAACCCCCGACGCATGGGATGTCGTTATCACAGAGCTATGGATGTCCGGGCCGAGCGGGATCGACATTGCCAAGGTAATCGTGGGGCTAAGGTCCTCCCTGCGTTTCGCGGTCGTCGCGGGTGGATACCTTGAAGCACCAGATGGCGACCGTACCAGCGTGAACAGTTTTAGGGTGTTCGCAAAGCCAACGACTGCGCAGGAATTCAAGGCGTTGATCAGGTACATCTGCGAGTAGCCGGGTCCGCATGGAACGACGCGGCATCACTGCGCACGTGTAGGGGAATGCGGTAATCTGCCGCTCTCAGAACGATCTCTGCGCACTGAAGTGAAATTGCTGATCAAGCACCGGTACAGGCACACTGACCCCGACACAGGCCAGCGGGTCGAAACCCGGCATCACATGACTGCCGAATCTGCAGCCGCGTCTCCGATGATCGACCCTGAACCAATCGTCGAGTCGCGAGAGGCGCTGTACGTTCCTGACAATCCGAACGACCCACAATTCGGACCGAACTTCGCGAAGGCGCCGAAACGGTGACCCCGTGTCGCTGGTACGGATTCCCCAGTGAATCCCAACCGGCCCGCTGATGCTGACCAAGCCGCCCGCAGGGCCGGCATGTCAGGGTGGCCGCTCACTGCCGGGCTTGCTTCTCGGTGCGCGAGTGGGAAGCCCGGGAATGTTCGAAATGACTCTGAATTTGATAAAAATACTCGATACCAAATATTAAATGAACAAAATTGCTGTTACCCTTAAATGAATCGTTAGTGACTGGCGATAAATCCGTTCAAAGTTCAAACGGAATCACACAACAACAACACGCGATTCGGTCAACGTGCCGCGTCCGAATGGGGGAAGCGTCTTTATGACTATTGACGACGAGGTGTCCCTCTTGTTGAAGCTACACGACGCGCCACTAATTTACGTTGACGATGATCCGGACTACGCGGCGTTGTTTAGCGCGCATGCGGAGCGTTTGGGCATCAAAGCCGTCATCCTTTCAAATTCGTTGAATGTAGTTCCTGCGTTAATCAAGACCCGTCACAGAGCGAAGCTATTGATTACAGACCTGCAAATGCCCACTCTTGATGGCCTTGATTTAGCGAAGGCACTAAAGGCATTTGGTAGCATCACCAACGTAGCTATCGTGACGAGCGAACTCACTTCCAAGAGGGCGCAGGACGCGAAATCTCTTGGCTACGACATTCGCAAAAAGCCGCTAGACGTGGCCGGATTCAGCGAATTGCTTGCCCCGGTACTTGGTCCCGGCTAAATGCGTCCGCGCAGCGGCCAATCGCAAGCCGCCCATTCATGCACCCCAGAGCCCTATGGCGCCCCCTGAAACCGCTTCCCCTGCGCATCCTCGTACACCGGCCTCCCCCCCGCCGTCCCCACCTGCTTCATCCCCGCCGGCGCGCCTTCGCCCGTCTTTGGCGTATTGACGATTTTCCCGGCCCGCTTGTCGAAGATGCCCTTGATCACGTTGGGCGCGTTGGTCAGCGGGTTCTCGGTGCCGGTCGGCAGGTCGATCGCCTGGTACTGGTGCTCGGTGGCGTCCTTGCCATGCACGATGGCAAGGATGTTGTCCTGCAGCGCGCGGCGCTTGGTGCCATCCGGATCGGTGCTGCCGTCAAGGTCCGCCAGTTGCTGGATCATCTGCTGCACGCGCGTTTTCTGGTCGTTGGCGATTCGGGTGCCTGCCGTCTCGGCCCGGGCCTTCTCGGTTTCGGCGGTGGTCTTCGCGACCTCGGCGCCGGCCTTGGTCCTGGCCAGTTCGCCGGATTGCCGCGCCGCGCCCTGCGCGCTGATGGCGTCGCGCTGCGCCATGTAGCTCTGCTGCCGCTTGCTGCCCGGCGCGCTCATGCTGACCGCCTTGTTCAGGCGCTGCACCTGGTCCTCTGCCGCGGTCTGCCCGTTGAAGGTGCCGCCGCCGTTCTGGTACGACGCCGCGACCGAATCGAAGTCGCCGCGCTCGGCCGCGGCCATGCGCGCCGCCGACAGCGCTTGCGAGGTGCCGCCCGCACCCGGAAGGTAGCCCCCGCCCGGCGCGGCGACATTGAGCGACGGCGCCGCTGGGCTTGATGCGGCCGCCGGCGCGGGCGTGGCCGGTGCCGCGAGCGGCACGTTGACCGGCGCTCGCGGCGTACGTCCCGGCGCCATGTTAGCCACCGGCGCCGCAGCGGAATCGGCCGGCGGCGCAACCGTCGGCGCCGGCATTCCACCCGGCACCCGGTCCACCGGGCTGGTCGTATCCACCCCCACCGCACCCCGCAACCCCTCGATCAGCTTCTGCCCGCCGAAGTACCCCGCTGCGCCGCCGGCCAGCGCGCCCACCGGCCCGCCCACCATCGCGCCCAGCCCCGCGCCGACACCTGCCGCGCCGAGCTTGCCGACACCTTCCGCGCCCTGCGTCGCCATGTCGATCCCGGTCGCGTTCGGGTCCAGCGCCACGCGCCCGGTCTGGATCGCCTCGACCGCCGGGCCCAGCACTGATCCACCCTTGGCCAGTGCCCCCGCCGCGCCGCGCGCCAGCTTCGACACCACGCCGGGTTCGCCGCCGGCCGGCAGCACGCTCCGCAAGCCTGCGCTGGCACGCTCGGCCAAACTCGGGCCGGCCACGGAAGCCACCGGCGCCGGAATCGCCGGGTTCACCGCCGGCGTCAGCCGTTGCCCGGCCAGCGCCGCCTTGGCCGCTTCCAGGTCGCGCGCGCGCACCCGGTTTACCTGGGTCATGTCTGGCTGCACGCCGTAGTCGATGGTGTCCATCCCGCTGTCCTATGAAGTGGTCGTGTCCATGGTCGCCGCCAGGGTGTTCTGCGCCCCCAGCGCCGCCGCTGCCGCCTGGCCGAGCGCCTGCGCGGCCGCGATGGCCGCGTCGGTGCGGATCTTGGTGCCCTCCGCCGCCGCTTTCACGAACAGCTCGTTGTCGTGATAGGTGTTGAGGACGTTGCCCTTCTTCACCTCGACATCGAGCGATTCGATCGCGGCCACCGCGCGGTAGTAGTCGTTGATCACGCCGTAGAACTGCCAGCGCGCATAGACCATCGCCTTGGCCCGCTCGGTGGCGTTCTCGTAGGCCTGCAGGTACTGGCGCACGTAGTCGATCGCCGCCCTGGCCGCGGCAATGCGCACCTCGATCGCGGCCTTTACCGCGAAGCGGATGTTCTCGATCTGGATCTCGATGTTCTTGATCGCGGTCTCGCGCGCCAGCTCGGCGGTCTTGTCGATGCGCTGCTGGTCGATCTGCATCAGCCGGGCTTGCAGCGCCCCCACCGGCAGCGAGAAGCCGCGCGCCGCCCACTCGTTGTAGGCCATGTCGCGGGTGGCCGCCACCTCCTTCAACACGTTCTCGCGGGCGCGCTGCCAGATCTGGTCCGACACCGACTGCGGAATGCCGTTGCCGCCATTCACGATCATGTTGCAGATCCAGTTATCGGCATTGGCCTGTAGGCAGGCGCTGACGTTGGGGAAGTAGGTGGCAATGAAGGTCTGGAACTGGGTCTGGAAACCCGGGCCGAGGGTGTTGAACTCGTTGGCCGCCTGCGCCAGAAACGCCGCGCCCAGGTCGTTGTTGGCGGTGATCGGCGCGATCAGCGCCGGCTTGGTCCAGACGATGCTGCCGGAGGATCCCGGCGAGGTGATGGTCGCGGCCGCGCTCTGGGCGGCGGCGGCGAACTGCTCGGCCTGGGTCAGCGCGTCTGAGGCGGCGCCCTGCGCGGAATTGATCAGGCTCTGGACGTCGGCAAGGCTCATTTGACTCTCCGCTGCAGGATGACCGGGAACACCTGCACCGACTCCAGCTCGAAGTCGGCGCTGCTCACATTCGCGACCTCGAACTGCCAGTAGTTGGCGCGCAGGCCCTGGCCGGGCTTCACGCGCGCTTCCGCGATCGTGGCGTTGGCCGCGGTGAGGTTGTAGGTGTTGATGTTGCCGTCGGTGATGGTCTTGAGCATCACGGTGCCGTTGGCGCGGATGCCGAGGTAGGCGACGGGAATGCGCTTTTGCTGGGCGCTGTCATGGTTGTCCGCGCCGGTGCGGATCACCGGGGTGATCTGCGCGCCGTTGTCGCTGGTCCCGCCCAGCAGGTACAGGCCGTCGCTGCGGGCGGCGTAATAGGCACCGTTGAGGGCAGCGAAGGAATTGAAATTGAAGCCCTGGTACATCGAGTGCGCGCCGTTGTCCAGGTTGCACACCCAGCCGGTATACAGCCCGTCGAGGATGTCCAGGTTGGCAAGCGCCACCACGCCGGTGGAAAGCGCGGCGTGCAGAATCGCCTTCGGCGTCATGGCCGTCTGCGCGGCGACATTGGCAGGCAGCAGCGCGAACAGCAGCTTTTTGGTGGTGAGGGCGGTGGCCGCATTCACGGCGGCGTTGAGGCTGCGGAAGAAACGCAGGCTGGGGGTGAACGTCGTCGCAGCGCTCACCGCCGCATTGAGCGTGCGCACAATGCGCCGCATGCTGGCCAGCGGCGCGGCGATCGCCACGTTCGCGGCGACGGCGTCGCGCCAGACGCCCATCATGGAGAACCCGGTCGGCACGGCATAGGTCGGGGCCGCCGAGCCGAAGTTCACCGTGGCCTGCCACGCACCGGCGCTGTTGTTGGCCTTGCAGGCGGCGTGGTAGGTTTTGTTGGAAGTGCCGGTGGCGGTGTGCACCACCCCTGTGCCGGCGGCCGGGTTGCCGCCATTGAACCAGGTGCCATTTTGCCCAACCCACACATTGCCGGTCGAAGAATCGAAAGCGAACATGCAAGTGTCGCCGGATGAAAACGCGGTCCCGGTGTACTTGAGGACATTGCGTTCGTAAACTTTGCCCTCGTCTGTGACGCAGATTTGATCCGCACCAGACCCAGCGGTGCCGTTAAACGCCTTGAAATCGGCAATCGTGTTCTCTGCCAGATTGTGCTGAACCGCTACCCCGACCGCCGTTCTCCCCGCCGCGCCGGGGGTATCGAATTTCGCCTCGAAGTAAATCTTCCGATTGGTGATCCCCTCGTCGCAATAGGCCCCAGTCAGGTGCGTGGATGCTGCGTCGGCAATCGTCCGATTGCTATTGCTGAGTGTGGCCGAGGTGCTCTTGTTTTCAGGTGAAAGCGTTCTCTTGCTGTCGCCCCATGCCGTGAACCCGCTTGGCGGGGAATACGTCTGCGTCTTGCTCAACAACTGGATGGTGGATGTGTTTGCATCGGCAGTGTTCCATGACGCAACAGGGTGCCATCCCATGCCATTGGCGGCAGCAAACGCAATCCCGGTACTGGAACCGACCCCATACGCGGGCGTTGTTCCAGCCGCAGGATCGCCAGCGATATAGACGCCATTGCGCGAAAACCAGATTTTGCTGTTGTCCAGATCAACGGCGACACCAATCACCCCACCCGCCGCCCATGCCGCCCCACCATAGGGGGGGGTGGCATAAGGCGTCCCGATTCCGGTTGAATACGTGGAGTTGGTGGCATCCACGGCGTAATAACGGGCGCCAGCCGCCCCCGAGACGACCGGCTCCCATACGCCGATACCAACGCCGCCAGATGTAAGCGCCCCCAACTTGAGTTCAAAGTACCATTTGCCGCTGTACTTTCTTTCATTCACCATTGTCTGCCCGCCCGTACCGACAGGCGATATCGTGCATGTCAGACCATCCGCGGAAAGCACGCCATTGGCGGCAGTATTTCCCGGGTCGTATCTCATGCCTGCCCCACGAATGCGACCGGGCGCGTGCCGTCGCTGGCGAACCCGCCGAGCGTCGACAGGTTGTCGGGGAACAGCCACACGGCGTTGTTCCTCTGGTCCTTGAGCGGCGGGAAGTTGGTCGGTTGCGTCGCTGCCGGGTCCGCAGGCGCGTAGACCATCGCACCGTGGAAGGCCAGCAGGTTCAGGTTGAGGTTGACGGGTGGGATCGGGTTGGAAAACGCCTTGTTGATATCGGCCCGGATGAAGTCGCCCGTCTTCGGAAGCGCGCCCGTGAAGCGCTGCGATCCGACAATCAGGTTGAAGGTGCCGCTCTCGTCGTTGTAGGCGGAATATGCGGGAGGGTCTTGTACGCCGCCCGTGTAGTTGTCAATCGGGGCACCAAACCCCGGAGGCGTTCCCTCGCCACTGAAATCCGTCCAGCACGCGCCGGGCGGGGGCGTTCCATACGCCTTGAAATTCCAGTTGCGCATCAGGTACCCAATGTCATGCCACGTCCATGTGGTCTGTGATGCCCCGGATTGCGCCAGCTTTGAAAGCAACAGAATGCCTTCGCGCTCGCCATCAAGAAGAAGAGCCGCCGAATAACTGGATTGCGGACCAGATCGGTAGACATAATCCACATCGAGATTTTCAAGGTTTCGATACATTTCCGAGTGCATGGCCGCCGAGCAGCACGAAAATGCGAACACTTCTGCGGGGATGATGTTGGAGGTACTCGTCACGCCATTGAATCTTGACGTTTGCGTCTCGTAATCCTTGGTCGTTGATGCCGTAGCGCCGACGCTGGTGTGATTGGATGTGAACCCGCTTTTGACCCCGGTGAATGCGCCCTCCACCAATCTGAATGCCGGTTCGCTTGCCAAGAATGGTGGGTGCGTCGGGTCCATCGGAACACCGCATCGCGTTGGCGCCGCATATGACCCTTTCTGCCTGATTGGACCCACTGCGCCGAAGTAAATCAGCGCAGTTGCGTCCGTTGTAGTGACGGCCGGAAACGCCGTCACGCCACTGTTCTCATACCGGGTAACGAACTCCGACTCGCCCTGATAGAACACATGGATCGGGCCGGCGTAGCTCCCGGTCAGGTCCGATACCAGGATGCGCGGGATTGCAGACCACTCCCCCACAACCCCGGTCGGTATCCACATCGGGTCCGTTGCGGGAAACACCACCTGCCCGCTCTCGACCATGCTGATGGCGGCGGCGGAAAGCGTCGGCGCGTTGTTAACCATCGTGATCGTGAAGTCGATCTTCCAGCGCTTGGTGTCGTAGTGAAGTCCGGTCGATGCGGCGGTCACGCTCTGCGCGTGAAGGCCTGATCGGCTGAAGGCCCATCCATGCTCGGTATGGAAAGGGGTTGCGGCGTAAGCCGATGCCACTGCGCCAGAGGTAAGCAACCGGGTGACCCCTGCGCGTCCAGCGTTGTAAGCCCATTGCAGGCTCAGATCGGTGCTCCCGGTTGCAAGGTACTTGCGGACCAGGAATCCGTCGCAGCACTTGCCGGTCCACGATACAGGCGCGGCAAACACGCCATCAGCACTGATCTCCACCACCCAGTAGCGGTTCCTCGCTGACTGCGCCGCGATAGCCGCGCTGCTGCCCTCATTGGCGGGCGCTTGATCGAGATACTCGACAATGCCATGGGTCTTCGCCCAGTTGTAGGAGAACACCGTGTTCACGCCTCTCGCGTGGGAACACTGCACCGCCATGCGCATCAGGCCGGAGAACATCGCGCCGGTCTTGGTCCCGCTCTGCACCTCGGCCGGCAGCTTGACCTGTTTGGAGCGCACCCCGCTGCCGATCACCTCGGTCTTGCCGTCCGAGTAATAGGCCAGGTGCGCGGCGCCGGCTTTCTTGAGCAGGAACGGCGCCAGCTCGGCGCAGCCGCCGCTGGCGTTGACCCACACCTGCGCTATCCATTCCCCCGGGATCAGCGACTTCGCCACCTCCACCCGCAGTTGGGCGCTGGCCGCGCCGAAGCTGACGACCTCGTTGCGCCACAGCGGCACCGGGATGTTGCGCTGCTGCATGGCGTAAATGTGCCTGCACCACATGCGCCCGATCGTGAGCGCCGCCCCGGCGATGTCGGCGTTGCCGTCGAAGCGCCGGACGTGGATGCGCAGCATCAGGACGAGGTGAGCGTGATCGACGCGGTGACCACCAGCTGGTCGGTGTTGGCCACCGCCTTGGCGGTCGAGAACTGCGCCGCCGACAAGAGCTTGCCGGTGGTGGCCGACTTGGCCGAGGCGCTGGAAATAAAGCCGCCGTACCAGGTCTTGCTGGCGTTGGCGGTAAACGTCGCGGGGGCGGCGGTGTTGGTCAGCACGCCGCCGGCGGCCGCCACCACGGTAAAGGCCTGGCGCGCCGCCTCGGCATAGGCGGTCGATTCGGTGGCCGAGGCCGGAAACGTCGCCGCCGTGTCGGCCAGCACCGGCGTGTAGTTGCCTTCGAACAGGCCGATGTACCAGCTGGTCAGTTGCGCGACCCCGCGCACCGAAGTGTCGAGCAGGTAGTTGAGCCCTTCGGTGGGCATCAGGTTGTGGACCACCTCGTGGTCGAGCAGGCGGCCCTGGCGGTAGTGCTTGACGTCCCAGATGAAGCCGACCCGGCTCAGTTCGGCCAGGCCGTCGTTCTGGTTGATCGCGCGCAGGGTGTCGAGATCGAGGATCAGGGGAATTTTCATGGGAGGCCTCAGAAGGCGGAGTTGAAATCGGTGGCGTTGACGGGTGGCTTGGCGCTGCCCGGGGCGAGCGCCAGGGTCTGGCGGTGGCCGGCGGATTCGCGCAGGATCGACGGTGCCCAGCCATAGGTGAGGTTGGTCTGCACCCGCTCTTCCCCGAGAATCTTGAGTTCGCCCTCGCTGGTACCGCGCACCCAGCCGCGGTGCGACAGCCAGGCAACGTCGTTGTCGTCGAGGATGTCGACGGCCTTTTGCATCGGCGCGGAGAAATCGGCCTGGCGGTCGAGGGTGAAGTCCTCGGGCCGGTCGCCGCGTAGGAAGTAGGTGCCGGTCAGCGTCACCAGCCACACCCCGCCGGTGACGGCGCGCATCACCTGGATGGTCGAGTCCATCATCGCGTAGCCGCTGGACGGGTCGTAGAGGCCGTAGTTCAGCGGGTTGGTGAGGAACATCACGCTGCCGGCCGCGATCAATATCCGCCCGCGCCGGTAGGTGAGCAGGTTGCCCGGCGGCGGCTTGACCAGAAAGCGGTTGCGCGCCTCGCGGCCGGTGGCGGCGGTGGACTGGATGGTGTAGGTGGTCGCGCCGACCGGCACGCTGCCGTGGTAGTAGGCGATGGCGCCGTTGGCCTGGCTAACGTAGACGTTGATGGTGGTGATGCCCTGCCCGGCCGGCGCCTGCTGGATCGAGGTCAGGTTGAGCTGGCAGTTGTCGCTCGGGGTCGTGACGAAGGTGGCGAGGCTGGTGCCGGATTCCTCGCCCAGCGCGGTGGCGTAGGCGCACAGCACCTGGTACTGGCCCTGCGGCAGGACGCCGCCGGATGCGTAGGCGACCACCGGCGCATTGGGCACCGCGAAGCCCCACGGAGTGCTCACCAGGTTGGCGTCGATGCGCCCGGTGTTGGTGCCCTCGGTCCAGTACACCGAGCCGTTGACGTTCTCGTAGGCGACCCGCGCGCCCAACTGCAGGCCGGTCTGGAGGGTGCCGAAGGTGTTCTGGACCGGGTTCCACCACTTGAGGGTCGATCCCTCGACAAACAGAATCACGCTGCCGAAGCCGAACACGCTGTGGGTCGGCGCGCTGGACGCATAACCGCGGGTGAAGCCGGGCCGTTGCCTTGCCCGGCCGTCGGTGAGGATGTCAACGTTGATCGCCTTGCGCAGTTCGTCGCGGCCCAGCGCCGGGTCCGGTGCCATGGTGTTCAGGCCCTTGGGCCAGGGACCGAACCGCGCGGAACTGTCCATCAGTACGACCCGTCGGCGCCGTCCATGCCGTACTGCTCGCGCGCCCATTCCTCCTCGAAGGCGGGCGAGCGTGGCCCGAACTCCGCCTCGAACATCGCCAGCGCCGCTTTGGCGCGCTGGGGATCGTTGGTCTCGGCATCGCGCTTGCTGTAGGCGCGGTAGAGCATCCAGAAGCGCAGCGAACGGTGATACGCCGGGTTGATTTCCGGCACGTCGCCGTTCGCGGCGAGGTCGGCCAGCGGCAGGCGGGACACGGTGAGATTCAGCGTGTCCGTCGCCGTCGGTGTGCGGAACAGGCGGATCGCCTGGGTCTGGTAATCAGCCACGTAGTCGGTCACCGGGCCGGTCAGCGCCTCCCAGCCAGGCGTGAGCGCATCCATGTCCGCCAGGTAGCGCCGCGTCAGCGGCTGCGACCGGCTGGCGAGTTTTACGCGGCGCACGCTGATGACGCGCAGATCGAGCGCGATTACCGGGTTGTTGATCGCCACGGCGTACTGGCACACCGCTGCGGTGGCCGAATCGCGGATCAGGCGCGCGCGCCGGCAGGCCTCGTTCTGCGCATCGTTGGCGTAGTCGGTGACTTCCGCATCCGACCACAGGTAAGGAGCGCTCTGATCGTCGGTTTCCTGCCGGAACAGCGTGTTGAGTTGCAACAGCGTCAGACTCACGGGACTGCCCGCCTGTCACTGCGTGACATCCTCCCCGAGGGAGGATGCGCCACCGTCCGCCGGAACTGCTGCACCCGTTTCCAGCCTTCATAGACCTTCAGCACCGCCAGATAGGCCTCGTCCGGGTCGGTATTCCACTGGCAGATGGCCGAACCGGTTGGCTCATGGATCGGGCAGTCTCCCTTGCCGTAGTGCAGCTTGTGGCAGGGGTAGCACGGCGTGTTCTTCGGTTCGATCGCGGTCGTGTTGACCCAGTGCTTGGTCAGGTTCTCCGCCGACGAGTGCGACAGAAACACCAGCTTGGCGTTGTCCTCGAAGGCGACCGCGTTGAGCACGCCGGTTTCCGGCCCGACCACCAGATCGACTTGCTGCGCCAGTGCCAGGGTCTGGCGGATCGACAGCTTGGCACTCATGCGACGGATGCGCGATTCCTTCTCCCAGCCGCATTCGAGGATCTGGCAGGCCTCGTCGCCGGTGAACACGATGCGCACCTCTGGCATGCTCACCAGCATGCGCATCAGGATGGTGTCCTGGTGCGGGGTGAACTTGTGCACCGAGGAGCCGGAGAGCGCCCACAGCACGTTGAAGGTGGGGTCGAACACATGGGCGCGCCCCTGGGCGATGAAGTCCAGCGCCCAAGCCCGCTCCTCATCGGACGGGTAGAACTTCGCCTCCGACTTGTATGGAAGCCCCGCAATGTCGGCGGTGAATTCGAGGTAGTTCCTGCCCAGCGCCTTGCGCCGCATGGCGTCCGGCCAGTTGAACGCGATCCGCCCCGGCATGGCTAGCAAGGTGCCCTCGACCGACTCCGACAGGTTGATGAATTTGTCGAAGCGCCGCGCCTGCGCCTTCCAGAACGGGCCCAGTTCGCCGTTCGGCACCTGGTCGTTGTCCTGCAGGAACCACGCATCGATGTGCGGGTCGTGGCGCAGGATCTCCTGGCCGCGCGGCGTGGTCATGAAGGTGACGTGGTAGCCCTGGCGCTTCAGTTCGGGCAGGATGTTCGCTGCCTGGATCTGGTCGCCGAAGCCGCCATAGCGCACCACGCAGGCGGTTTTGGCCGGCCGGGGATTGCGGAACACGTTGACGCACTCCGCGTCGGCCCGCTTGCGGAACACCTGCAGGAACGAGTACTCGTTGCCGCCGTCGCGCTTCTCGCTCACCAACAGGTCCCACCCTGCCCCGCACGCGGCCGCGACCGCCGCCATCGCCTGCGCGATGTCCTTCTCCACAAAGTCGTGCTTGTGGTCGCAGTTCGCGCCGGGCTGGCCGACATTCGGATACAGGTCACGGTGCGGCAGGTACAGCACCAGGTGCCCGACCGGCTTGATGACCCGCCACCACTCCGCCAGCGCGGCGCCCGTGTCGGCCACATGCTCCAGCAGGTGCGACGAGAACACGAAGTCCATGCTGGCGGACTTGAACGGCAGGTCCAGGCAGTCGCTGGTGACGTCCGGTTTCATCGGAATGCCGAACAGGCCCGTATCGGCCAGACTGTCCACGCCGATGAAATGCGGGTAGGCCTTGGACGGCCCGCAGCCCAGGTCCAGCCCGCGACCGCGAGTGTATTGCGCGATCTCGTACTTGACCTTGGCCGCCTCGTTGCCCTGCGGTGCGTCGGCGCTCCATGCCATGGCGGCCCCTATTGCGCGGCGAGCTGGGCGTCCACTTGCGTGGTCGTCGCAGCTTTGGCCTTGCCCTTGAGGGTGATCGTGGTGGACTCGATGGCCGACGGGTCGGCTGCCCCCGCGTCGGCCAAGCCGGCGTCAGCGCCCACCTCGATGCCACCGGCATCGAAGTAGGCCCCGTCCTGCTCGTAGCGCCGGCCCGTGAGGTCGCCGAACAATTCCCCGTAGGGCTTGCTGCGATCGAGGGTGCGCGCCATGGTCAGTTGCCCGATCCAGCCGGCATGGCGCTGGTGTGGCCGGAGGCCTTGACGTCCGGCCCGTCCGCGCGCAGGTAGGCGTCGCTCGACTTCATCATGTCCTGCGCGTCGCTTTTCGACGAAGCCGTCATCGGCGCGATGGTGAAGGTGAAGTCAGTCGACATGCCGCCAGCCGACATCTGCTCGTCGGCCATCGGCGCGCTGATGTTGGCCTGATCGGGCGCGACTGCGTTGTTGCCGGGGTTCATTCCCATTTTCATGGTGGTTCTCCTTGAGGTGAATGGTGTTGCTACTCAGTTGGGTAACGGTCAGCGCGACCAGCCGCTTGGCCGGCCAAGAAATCCGCCTTGATCGAGCCGCCCGCCATACTTCTGGTCGGGGGCGTCGATCCCGGCATCGGTGGTTTCCGGATCGGCGATCCGGATAAAGCCGCGACGGGCGGCCGCCACCGACGCGGTCATGTTCAGCGGCATGTCCGCCGCTTCCATGTCGGTGGGGTTGCAGGCCGCCAGCGCCTCCGAGGTTTCGCTAGTCATGCGATGCCTCGCGGTCAGGCGGTCTGCACGGAGTCAGGCAGGGTCTCGAACTCATACGAGACCACGCCCTTTCCGGTCACATCCGCGCCCTGGTTCAGCTGGATCACGTCGCCGGACTGCACCTCGCGGTTGAGAATCGCGCTCTGGATCTGCGATTGCGCGGCCGACGTGCCCGCCGTCATGGTCCCCAGCGCGGTAGTGACGGTGCCGGCGATGTGGTTGATGACCTGGGTGTTGTTGGCCGCCGAGGTGCCGGCCGTGGTGACTTCGTAGAACACGCGCTTGAGGCGGAACTTCTGGAAGCGCATGAACTTGGCGTAGGCCTGGTTGGCCCCGCCGATCTCGCCCATCGGCGCCTCCTGGCGCACGAGGTAGTTCGGATGATCGTAAGGCATGGTGTTTCTCCTTGAAGGTTGACGGCCGCGCACCCCGCAGGGCACGCGGCTCGGTCAGCAGGCGGACATCAGGCCGCCGAAGCCCATTTCACAATCCGCGCGTTGCGGCTGTTGTTGGCCGCGTTCAGCGCATGCACGATGCCGAAACCGCCCATGTAGTACCAGGCGATGCCGCGCGAGCGGCCGAAGTCGGTCGGGATCTTTCCGCGCATTTCCTCGGGGATCACCACGCCCTCGGCCACCGTGTCGGCGCCGAAGAAGAACGCCTGGTTGCTCTTGCCGTTGGACCAGTTCTCCTTCGAGATGTTGGTCTGCTCGACAAAGCGCGTGGTCTCGTGCCGGCCGACCTCGCCGTTCAGCACCAGTTGGAACCCCATGTCGACGTACTTGCGCACCTGCTCCAGGTCGTTCTTGAAGTTGCGCAGGGTCGAGGGGTGGGCGATGGACACGTAGTCATCCGCCATGTAGGGCGGGATGTTGCGTTCCTTCATCAGGTCGACGATCGCCTTCACATGCCCGTTACCAAGCGCGACGTTGTTGGTGATCGTGACCGTGCCGTTGGTGGTAAGCGTCACCACGTCCGTCGCCGTGCCGGAGGTCGGCGCCACCGTGAGCGGCGTGGCATTGAACTGGTTGTAAGCGGCGATATCGAACGCCTTCTTGGCGTCGTTCTTGAGCACCTTGGCGATCACTTCCTTCACCGGGTGCAGCGACAGGTCGTCGAGCTTCTCGGTGTAGGGTACCGAGTTGCCGTACTCGGTAATGGTCATCGTGCCCTGGGTGATGGTGTAGTTGGTCTCGGGCATGGTGGTGGTTTCCAGCAGGGTGGTGCCCTGCGTGGCCACGTCGGAATAGACGTTCCAGTGGAACTCCTGCCCCTTGCCCTTGCCCTGCACCGCGGCGTCCTTCACATCGGCGAACTGCCGAAACTTCACCAGCGGCTGGACCACCACGCGCAGCACCTTGGAGAGCGCAGGGCTCCACATGTAGCCGCCGAGAGTGTTGGTCAGCCAGACTTGTCCGGTAGACATGGCGTGTTTCTCCTAAATGGGTGTTTCAGTCGGTCAGATCTGGCCGCGTGCCTTTCGCATCTGCGCGATGACATCCGAGGTGGTTTCTGGCGTGTTCTCGTCGGAGAGCGCGGTGGCCGCGATCGAGCGGCCCTGCACGGGGTCCAGGTCCTGTTTGGCTTTCAGCTTGTCGGCCCGGGTGGTCGAAGCGGGTGCCGGCGTCGGACGCTCGGAAGCCGGGGCCGACCAGCCGAATTTCTCGTAGAGCGCCCGGCCGGCCGTGCGGATCGCCTCGGCCATGGGCATGCCGCCCGTGACGAGGTGGTTGATCCGCATGTCGGAGAGCGTTGCGAGTTCGGGGTCGTCCACCAGCCGCGAGTAGTCGCGCTGGAACTCCCTCAATGCACCTTTGACCGCGATTTGCTGTTCCACCTGCTCCGCAAGAACATCCACGGAAGGGACTGGTGCCGGCGTCGGTGTCGATGGCCGGCTCAATCCCTGCCGCAGCAGTTCTCGCGCTTTTTCCTCGTCGCCCGCAAAGAGCGCCGTGGTCAATTCCGCGGCGATGTCCGCCGCTTCGTCCTTTGGTGGGGTCGCCGCAGGCACCGCAACCTCCGGCACCGCACGCGCCCGCGCTTCCGCCTCGCGCAGCAGGCGCGTGGCCTCTTCCAGGCGCTGGTCGGCGGCGGCGGTTTTCTGGTGCGTGCGCATCACATCCGCCAGCGGCACCAGTTCCTCGACGCCGTTGACCTTGCGCTTGACCACCACGTTGTCGAAGTTGTCGATCACGGTGGGGGCGACGTCCTGCACCTGGCGCTGCAACTGGTCGTCGTCGGCAGGGGCCGGGCGGGATGCGGCCGACGCCTTGCCGTCCGCGACCGCCTGTAGGCGTGCGCGCTCCTGCTCGGCCGCCACGTCGTCGGCGTCCATGTCCTCGTCAACCACCGGCTGTGCCGGCACCTTGACGCCGGATTCCTGCTCGAATTCGCGGATCCGGCCGTCCTCGATCGCCTGCAGGGCAAGCTCGCGCGGATTCACCACCACGGTGCGCTCGCCATTGTTGCCAGCGAGCACGTCCTCATCGTCATCAAGGATGGCGCTCATGTGTTGCTCCAGAAATAAAAAAAGCCCGCTGGGGGCGGGCTTGGGGGGCGGCGAGGTGCGGGGAATTAATGGGCGGAGGGAGGCTACTCACCACGCCGGAGTCAAAAATGCCGAGAACCTTTACTCTGAGAAGCGGTCAACGGCCGCTTAGTGCGGGCCACCGACTGACGACGGAGAACTTGGCGTCGAGCAGGACCCAACCCAAAGCGACCGGTCGTAGTCACATCTCCTTTTTGCGATTACTGGTCAATACTCCCTAGGGAAACGCTGATCAACCGGTCGAAAATACCGGCTGCCGAGCGGGATTGAGCTGAAATGTCGGAAAGAATCGTGATTTCATTGGTTTTTGGCTCTGCTAAGAGGGAAATCGCGGTGTTTCTCTATGCATTTTTCTCATGCAGGACGCACCTCTCCTGTGAGCGGTCGTCCCCACTTGACCAAATTGAGCGTCGCCAGCATGGCGAACGCCCGGTTGGCGTTCTTTTTCAAGCCACGATACCGGACCTTGGCGAAGCCCCAGATGCGCTTGATGGTCAGGAACGGATGCTCAACCTTGGAGCGCACCGCCGACTTGCGCCGATTGGTCTCTTTGTCTGCATCGGTCAGCGGCCGGTTCTTGTAGGCCCGCTTGTTGGTGAAGTCCTTCGCCTTGGGCGCCAGTTCCTTGAGCCGCTCACGGATTGCCTTGCCACGGTAGGCGCTGTCACCGTAAAACCGGGTTTCGTTTCCATGCAGCAGATTGGGGAGTTCCTGGCTGTCATGCACATTGCCGGCGGTGACGCTGGCGCTGTGCACCAGCCCGGACGCGCTGTCCGCACCGATGTGCAGTTTCATGCCGAAGTGCCATTCGTTGCCCTTCTTGCTCTGGTGCATTTCCGGATCGCGGCTCTTGTCCTTGTTCTTGGTCGACGGCGGCGCGGCGATCAGGGTGGCATCGACGATGGTGCCGCCGGAGAGTTTCATCCCGTTGGCCTGCAGCAACTGACCGACCTTGGCGAACAGCGCGGCACCGATCTTCTTGTCTTCGAGCAGGTGGCGAAATTTGAGCAGGGTGGTGGCGTCCGGTACCCGCTCGCGCCCCAAGTCGATGCGGCAGAAGTCACGAAACGCGGCGATGTCGTAGAGAGCGTCTTCGCAGGCTTCATCGGCCAGGTTGAACCAGTTGGCCACGAAGTACATGCGCAGCATGCGCTCCAGACCAACAGGAGGCCGGCCGTTGCCGGGCTTGGCGTAGTGCGGCTCGATGAGCGCACAGAACTCGGTCCATGGCACCAGCGCTTCCATGCGCGCCAGAAATTCCGCCTTGCGCGTCGACCGGCCGTACACTTCGAATCGCTTCGATGCCGCCAGCGTCATCTGCGTCATCCCCTTCATCTTTCGACCCTCCCGTTTGCGCCTCGCACTACGACAGCAAAATCGGGAACTTGTTCAGTGTTTCCCTAGCTAAGGCTTTCGGATGGATCGTCCTTTGCCTTTTTCAGCCACGATGAATTCCAGCCATCGAACGCCTTCAGCCTTACTTGGGTTCCAGTGTGAATGAGTAGTGCCGGCAGGAACGAGCAAGCTGTCACCGGGTTTTAGAGTGATCGGTTCCTTGCCTTCCTCCTGGAAAACCGGTGTCCCAGAAACTATAAAGAAGGTGACCGCCGCCGGATGAAAATGGCGACGATTGACGCCACCTGGTGCGTACTTCACATCTATGACAGTGAACTCCTGATTCGCTACGCCCTCCACCGCGCGCACTATCAGATCGGTAGCGACCACTCCGGATTTTTGTGGATTGTCTTTCGGATCCTGTGCGTGAACCACAGATACCGCTAGCAAAATATAAGCGAACATCGCCAACACATATCGCGCAAATCTTGCCGCTCTGCTTGAGCCAAAAATGAGTTTAGGACGCTTGTTCATTTTGAATCTCCATTTCGATGAGTGGTATTTCAGGCGGGTCACTATAGCCGAATGGATATAATCCCGTTATCGAATTTATCAAGATCGATATAACCAAATGGTTTCATCCAGAACGAGCCATATAACTGCTGTGGACACGATTGCTCGGCGAATAACGCTGCGGGAGTTGAGGCTACTTCTGGCGGTTGCGCGATCAGGCAGCATTCTGAAGGCCGCGAATGAAATAGGCCTTACTCAACCGGCCCTATCGAAAAGCATTGCAGAACTGGAAGATGCGTTCGGTGTGCGGTTGTTTGACCGCACCAATCGGGGGGTTACACCGACACCACACGGCGAGGTTCTGTTACACCGCGCAACTGGCGTTTTTGAAGAACTGCGTCAAGCCGTAGATGAAATCGCGTGCTTAAAGGATGGAAGTCGTGGCGAGTTGCGTATCGGCGCGACACCAACTATCTGCGCCGGTCTTCTACCCCGCGCTATTGCCACCGTCCTAGATCAACGCGCTAACTTCCGGTTTCACATCACGGAACTTGAATCGGGAAAATTGGCGAGCGAGGTGCTTACAAGATCACTCGATTTCGGCATAGGTCGAGAGCAGAATGCCGGCACCAACGACAATCTAGAATTCGACCGATTGTTCGATGATCGACTGTTCATCGTTGCTGGCGCTAAACATCCATTGGCAGCCCGACGATCAGTTACGCTTGAAGAAGCCGCCCAACACCGCTGGCTACTGCCTGCGACAGAAGGTGCAATGATTTTGCAGCTTAGAAATGAATTTGACCGGAAAAAACTGGAGTTGCCGAAGTCTGTAGTTACCACGATGTCCATGCTCGTTAGGTATGAGCTGATAGCGACCAACAGGTTCCTTACGGTGATGTACGGGTCGGTGCTTCGGTTCGGGAATGCTCCACGGTTTCTGCGCGTTCTACCACTGAATGTGCAAGCCGGCGTTCAAATTGGAATAATTCGTTTGAAGAACCGTACCCTTGCGGCAAGCGCCGAATTGTTCATGGAGAATGTTCGAGAAATAGTTCGCCCTATGAGTTCACTAAGCGCGGCGCAGCTACGGCGTGAAGCGCGTGTAGGGGAGTAATCGCGTACCGAATAAATCCGCAAACGTCCGCTTCAGAGAACGCGGACAGACTGACAAGAGTCGGCCTCCTGCCGACCAGCGTACGGATTCAGCGCCCCTTTCAGAGGCAGCAATATAGCCTACAGCAGTCGTTCAATTCGACTGCTCAACCGCTCGCAACGTTTCCTCCGCATTCCGCGCCTCCACCACCAGGTCCGCCAGCCAATTCTGAATCCCCGCTGCCACTTGCAGGTTGAATTGCAGCCGGCGGATCGCCTTGGTATCATCCGGATCGACGTTGCCCAACTGTTCCAGCGCGGCCTTCTGCTCGGCGTTTGACCGGTCCAGAAGGTAGCGCCCCAGGTCAGAATTGATGAACGCCTCGACCTGGATGCCCATGTCAATCAGGCGGATCAGCTCGCGCCGGTCGACTTGTTCGGTGGTCTGCTCGCTCATGCCGGCACCGCATCCACGGCCGGGGTTTCAATACCCTGCTGCGCGCCATCACCCGCCGATGCCGGCGGTTGCGGCAGGTTCGGATGTGTGTGCGGATTGGCGGGTACTTCCGGCGCGGCCTCGGTGAGCGGCGCGCCAGCACCCGCGCCGAAATTCGGATCGACGCCCGGCGGTACCGGCACCCGGTAACCTGCCGCGGCCATCACGGTGTCGGCGATCGGCGCGGTCTGCGGCGTGGCGGCGATGACGCCGGCCGCCTGCATCGCGGAGTAGGCCGACTCGACACCCTTCTTGACCCGCTCGGCCTGGATGTTGTCGATCTCGGCCATCACCTTCCTGATCTGCGCTTTGGTCAGTTCCGGGTCCTGCTTCATGGCCAGACGCTGTTCCAGTTGCTGCACCATGGCTTTGAGGCCAGTAACGGCCGGGTCCTGGTTCTCATCAAAAAAGCGGCCGCCGCTCTTGTAGCCCAGCTTTCCGAAGATTTCCTTGATGACCTCGGAGATTTTCAGGCCGTAGCGTTCGAGCACGCCGTCGGCCAGGATGTCCCGCAGGGTCGAGAGGCCGAACATGAAGCGGTTGACCTGCTCCTGCGGGCTGGTGAGGCCCAGGCCGACGTTGATGTTGAGGGTGAGTTCCTGCTGGAGCAGGTCGTCGGTGACGGCATCGATCCCGAACTTCTGCGGCAGTTCAGCCTTGCGCCCAGCCAGCGCGAGGATAATGTCGTCAGTCTCGTATTCCTGCTCCAGGAGCGTCACCTGGCGCAGCACCGGCTCGGCCCAGGTCTCGATCCAAGTGCGCAGCTGGTAGTTCTCGACCTTGTTGGCGCTGGCGGTCAGGATATTCATGCCGCCGACCGTTTCATTCAGGTTGCGGTTGGACTGCACGGAGGAGCCGGAGAACGCGCCGGCCACGTCGTCGAAGTCCAGATTCAGGCGGTCCTGCTCGGCGTAGGCGCTGGAGGTCACGTCCTGCGTTTCCTGCACCTGCACGTCCTTTTCCGGGTCGTCCATCAGGGTGACCGAACTGGGGATGTTGCGCACCAGGCTGCGCAGGTCGACACGCTTGCCGCGCTTGACGAAGTAGCGCTTGTTCATCGCGAACTTGACGTTGTCGGAGCGCTGGTTGGCGTTTTCGTTGATTTCGGCCTGGATGTCGCGCGTCAGGCGCCCCACCCCGCCCGGGTACAGGCGGTGCGCTTCCAGCGCGCAAAAGCCCATCACGTAGGGCCGCTTGCCGTGGCGGTACACCTGCCGCAGCGGCACCGGGTTGGAGAGCAGGCGGTTGGTGCCCAGGGTGTAGTACAGCCAGTCCTGGCCGTTCCACTCGACGATGTTCTTGTGGATCCACACGATGGTGAAGTCAGTCAGCGTGGTGATCTGGTCTTTCGAGTCGGTGCGCTTCGAACCCTCGCGCGTCAGGCGGGTGGAATCGGAATACGAGCGCACCGCCTGCAGGATTTCGCTGTCCGGGATCGGCGCCCAGCGCGGCGCACCGGTTTTCGGGTCAGGCTGGGTCATGCGGGCGCGCACGTCCTTGACGTACATCGGCAGCATGTCGATCAGATAGGGACTGCTGCCGATCGGGTCCACCCATTCGGAGGCCGGGTCGATGCGGATGTTCTCGATCGGCCGCAGCTTGATGGCCGGCCGGTCGATACCGCGCACGGCGTCGTATTCCCAGCACTGGTAGGACACCACCACGCCCACCGCCTGGGCTTCCTGATACGACGCCACTGCCGTCAGAAACCACGGAATGGTCTTGGTGAGCCGGTATTGCAGGATTTCCTTCATCACCGCTGCGGAGGCCTGCTGCACCGGGTTTTCGTCGTCCTCGGCGGCGACCGAGAGCACGTCCTCGGTGGCGAACAGCGCCTCGGCGGCGGTGGCCTCACCCTTGCGGATGGCGGAGCGGGTTTTCGGGCGGAAGAAGTGGCTGCGCGCGCGGAACGTGTCGGTCAGGTACTTGGACCCGGCCGGGTGCACGCTCTGGAACTGGCGGATGTCCTGCTCGATGTCGTAGCGGATCGAGTTGTCGAAATAGTTGGTCGAGCCGACGAAGGCGTCGCGCGCGATGGTGAGCCAGTCCGGCGCCGCGGGTTGCGGGGTGGTCTGCTCGCCGGTGTCGATCATCCGCAGTCAACCATCACGCTGCGGCCACGAAGCGGCCGGCAAAGTCGGTCGGCAGCGCCATCCAGCGGTCCAGGTCGAAGCGGGCGCGGTCCAGGCGGTAGCGTTCCAGAATCTCGCCGCCGGCGCGCATGATGCGGCGGTCCCAGTCGGTGGCCGAGAACATGACGTCCAGATGCAGCACCCAGGCGTGCTGGCCCGTGAGGTCGAGGTTGTAGACCTTGGCGATGCCCTGCTCGCCGCTCACGTACACCGCCCAGCGGTAGTTCGGGTAGTGCTTGTGCAGCGTGTCGGCCATGTTGGCGGCCGTGATCTGGTCGAGGATCGGAATGGCCGGGCGATCGGTGACGATGTCCATTCATTCCCTCCAGTCAGGTTCGGTTTCACGCTGCACCAGCGTGGCCTTGCGGTCGTCCGACAGCCAGAGATACTCCGCGCGCGAGTAAACGCCCTTTACCGCTTCCGGGAGTTCGTCGTAGTCGTCAGGCTGGGCGATCTCGGCCAGCACCGGATGCGTCATCGGTAGCTGCCTTTGGCGTCGTCGAATTTGCGGCCGTTGGAGAACTGGTAGCCGACCTCGACCGCCGGCGGCGGATTCTCCGCGCTGGCGATGCCGACCACTTCCGACCAAAGCTGGTCGGACATGCGCACGACTTCCTCGGGGGACACGGGGTAGGTGGTCAGTGCCATGCCGCGCTCCTATATGCCGTCAACGTAAACCTCCGGTTCAAGATCCTTCTCGTCAATCAGGATCGGTGGTACCGGCTCCATGTCGTAAATGCGGGATACCGCGTCGAGGAAGTCGTCGTGCGCCGAGAACGGGTACACGAGGAACTCCTCCAGGAAATTCTTGTTCAGCGAGTACAGGTCACCGGTATGGTCGCGGCGCTTGACCGGCGCCATCACCCGGAAGGCCTGCCCTGCCTCGCGCACGCGGCGCTGGTTGGCCGTCTCGCCGCTCGCCAGGGCCGCGAGGAAGAACTTGCCGGCCTTGAAGTCCGGCTGCAGGCGCTGGATACGGTCGATCTTGCTACCCGGCCCCTCGCGCGGCCAAGCCAGTTCGACGATCTCGAATGCATCGCGCTCGCGCAGCATCTGCTCCTCGAAGTATTCGAGGTCGCTGGTCATGCCGTAACGCTCGTAGCCGACCTTGACCATCTGCACGCCCGGCATGTTCATCCACACCCGGCGCATGCCCTTCAGCGCCGCCCAGCGCTCGGACAGGCTCATCTTGTGGTGATAGCCGTCCAGCAGGTACTTGTTGTGGGCGCTATCGACCCCGATCACCGCGACAGCGGTGCGGTCGCTGCCCTTCTTGCGCGAACTGGCCGGGTCGCAGGTGACATACACGTTGAGCGTCGCCGGCCGGATGTCGGTGAACTTCGCCCATTCCTTGCGGAAGATGGCCTCGTTGCCGGCCGCCGGGTTCTGCAGCATCTGGCAGGCGATGATGGCCTCGGTCTGGGTAGCCTTCTTGCGCGCCCAGGCTTCCGGGGTCAGGAATACCGGGGTGCCGCCGGCCAGGCCGTTGTCGGTGGCCGGATAGATGCGCGCCTTGAGGATCTCGCGGTCCAGGATGTCCTGGTAGGTGTCCGCGAAGCTGTAGCGGGTGCCGATGTGCCACGCGCGGCCGACCTCGCCGTGCGCGCCCTTGGCGCCGAGGTTGTCCGACAAGGCCCAGGCATCACTGGTCTTCTTCACCTGCTCCGGCGTGCTGACCGATTCCAGCGTCACCACGTCGTCGTAGACCCGCAGGCGGAAGTGCGCGCCGGTCGGCATGCCGTCGACCAGGCCATGCGCCTCGATGGTCGCTTCCTTGGCGTTGCCCTTGCGGCGGACCTGCAGGCCCTTCTCCTCGGACCACTTCACTGCCTCGCGCTGCGGGCTGTCGTAGAGGATGTCCGGGAACAGCGCCTTGAGCCCGGCGTTGCTCTCGAATTCCTGCTTGATCTGCAGCATGAACTTGCGCGCCACCGGCTTCACATGCGAGAAGATGCCGATGGTCACTTCCGGGTCGCACAGCACCTCCTGGATGATGCCGCCGAAGGTGATGATGGTGCTCTTGTAGTGCTCGCGCGCCCACAGGTCGATGCAGGCAT